TTGATATTTAGAGCTACAACCAAATGCAACGATAGATTTTTCTTGTACTCCGTAACTTTCGATTAAGGCTCTGTCTTCAATAACAATAAAGTTAGGCTTGAAGAAATTATCTGGGTCGTTGTAACGGACACGAACTCTTGTGCTGCGAGTTTTAAGCGATGAACCGTTATAAACAAACGCGCCATTGACAACGTTTGAATTGCTAAAGACATGGATCGCTGCGAGTGGGCTTGCGTTTTTACCACCAAGATTTCCGTGGTCAGCAGTAATCTGCACGTTGTCTGCTTTCCAAAAAAGCATTCCACGAAAGATACTTGCCATGTCCTGCAAGACTTCATAAGCACTTGCCTGCGAGCCAAGCACTGTATTAATCGCAAAACGTGCTTCAGGCCCTTCAGGCGTTTGAACCTCTTCGTTGCAGTATTTGGCTAACTCGATCAAATCAACCCAATTTAAATTTTCAGGGCTGATAAAATCACCCGCTCCATACCTTGTATTGGTCAGCAAGTCATAAAAACAACAGACTGGGCAAGTTGTCCACTCACGATCATCTTTTAAACTTCCGTCGAATGGCTTTAGATCGTCAAATTTTAAACTGCCATCAAGTCGATCACTTGTCCTGTTAACAGTAGCGTTTGAAGGGATTTGAACCTTTAAGCCTCTTATGTCATACGCTCTAGCAGGGAGTGTGTTGTACTCCTCTGAATCAATACTAAGGCTAACCAGTGCTGTATTTGGGTAAGTTGTTCTTATTCGTTTGCCAACAATGATGCTGCTCCAGATAAGGCTATCTGCGCGTTTGTTCGCAAGTGGCGTGTCTTCTGGCAGGTCCTCAAGGTCTTTAAAAGATATTTCAAAAGCATCTTCAGCATTTTCAAACTTGCGCTTTCTAACTCTTATGTTATACGGAGCTTTTCTTTCGCCCTTGTAATTTGCTAAATAGATTGGAGCAGTTTTAAATTGGTATTGAGAGGTTGAGATTCCTTTGATAACATTAATTTGGTTTTGGTTCTCTACCAATACAGGAAAATTGTTGTAGGTGCCATCTGCGTCTTGAATGGAGACTTGTAGCCTGATTTGTGCGAAGAATAACTGTCCACGCGCCAAACCCTCTGGGGCAACACAGAACAACTTTGGAACGTTAAAGACAAGCTGCACAAAAGCAGTTTCAGTGTCAGTGATAGCCCTGATAACAGTCCCTTCGCCGTAGTCCCGAGAGACAACGAGGTTCTCATCGTTAATTTCTTCGCTAAAACTTTTGCCAACTTCCTCGTTAACTGGAACGATGGTTGTCGTGACATCGCTCAAAAGCGAAGTTTCATCGAAACCAGGCTGAACTGCTGTTCCGTTTCTTGATGTATAGCTTACGGAAGGTGGGTTATTTTCTCTTTCAGTAAGCTGCCTGCGCGTTACAAGCGTTTCATTTAGCAAAACACCTTTATTCTGCTCTGCAAGACCTTCGATCGGCCCCTCGCAGATCGCGTCAATAATCTTGAGATTGGTCTTAGAGTTGAGAGCCATAGGTGTTTACAAGAGATCGTAGCCGTAAGCCAGTAATTCAAATGTGGTTCTTTGACGAACGCCAACTTCAATAATTTCTACTTTTATGTCTAAGTCTTCACCAGAACGTTTTTCGATCCTTGGTGCTTCAAGCCTGTTTCCAAAAATAACGTCTTGGTTAGCACTCGTTAACCCCTGTAGTGTTATACGAGCTGATGCTACGTCAATGTCCGGGCCACCAGTAGTGTTTGACAACGTAATCTGATAAGTAATAAACCCATCAATCCTGGTGCTTCCGTTCCCAGCCACGAAGTCGTCTAAACCTTTTGAAATTTTAAAAATAACGTCAATTCTTTTTCTCTTGCCTGAGCTATTTTTAAATTTAAGAGCGCCCCAACCGCCACTGCCGCTGTTGCTGTCATATTCAGCTTCTGCCTCAAGCGGTTTTGACTCCCCAGGGCCAAAAGTTTTTCCAATAAAAACCCTTTCATCACGGTTCGTATCTGAACTTTTGAAATCACGAACGCCTCTTCTGCTTTTTACACCACCGCAATCTTTTAATTCTCTAGTCAAAGATTCACCATTGATTTTAATTGTATTTACTGAAGGAGTCTGCGTTGCTGTTTGCAATGGGTCGGAGTTGTCAGTTACATCTAAATTTGCTGCCAAAAGGTGACTGCCAGCTATTACGCGCCCGTAAATAACAGGAAGAGTAGTTCCCGTTCCAACAGTATTTGCAGGGCCAGTAAAGGCATAAGACTCATTGCCGGATGCACCTCTTGTGATGCCATCAGGGCCAGGGCCACGAACATTTGTACCTTCGCCACTGATTCGATTTGCCTTTGGTAGTTCTGGTTGGGGCGAAAGGAGACTTGCCGTTCCAGAAAGAATGAGAGCAAGACCAATGTTGCCTCCAATCGCAGTAAGAGTCGCCCCGAATGTGGCAGCAGTAGCACCAGCAGCAGCACCAGCGCCAAATCCTGCAGCCCCGCCCAAACCAAAGCCAACTGCAGGATTAAAAATTGCTAACGCAACCAAACCAACACCTAACAAAATCTGGCCTGCACCTCCTCCAGAACCCGTAATCACAGGCACCACCAGCAATGGCTTGCTGCCAAACGGCAATTGCAGTTCGTCATAATTCATTGCCGCACCACCCTGGATCACCTTGTATCCAACGCCGTTTTGGTGCGATTGAACTAGCTCATTCTTCAACGCTGGATAGTTGATGCAAAGCAGCTTGATTGCATCAGCAGGTGTTTGAAGGTTGTAATACTCGTGCTTCTGGCCGTACTTCTCGCCCAGTTCACCCGCCAACAGAACTAGCTGCATGGCGAAAAACTGCCGCAACGCTTTTCCTATAGTAACTGCTTAAAGGCTCTATAGCACTCAAGCTGTTCATGCGTTGGTGCAAGATCTTGTCCCCTCCTACATAGATGGCTGCGTGCATTGGAGTCCTCGTACCAAGGCGCATGACCAATAAATCATGTTGGCAGCGATCTTCAAACAACACAGGGTAAAACCCAAAAACTGGAGCGTGCTTCAAAAATATGCTGTCTGTACGCTCTAAAGACTCAGGCCGCACAAAGTCTGGCAGGTCAATCCCAAGCAATCCGTAATACTCGCGAAACAAGGAGTAACAGTCATTTTTGCCGTAATCCCACTGACGGCCTAGCAGGGCTTGATAGTTAACCATTGATCATCTGGCACGGAATAAACGTACCAAGGAATCTTGGTCTGCGTACAGGCTTTTCGATCATGCTCACTGACTGGTGTCCCTTGTGGGTGTGAATGAACTACGGCTTCAATCGTGCCAGCAAACATCGCACGGGCATAGTCCACAGGATTGATTGCGAAATCTGCAGCTGGGTCTAGCGCAATGTTTCGACAAGGAAAATAACGCCCATCAACGACCAGGCCACACGCTTCGTTGGGGCAAACAGTCTTGGCGTGCTTTACAGCATTAAGCCTGAAGTCTTGCCCCATAGAACCCGCCATAGGGTAGATCGACATTACCGCCAAACCTCTTTTTGCAACTTGATAAACGCTTGCCGCAAATGTCGTTAGTCACATTTCCATTGGCATCAACAACTTTGTCTGCAGCAGCAAGCAACGTGTCGTTAACCGTAAAACACTTGTCTCCTTTGTAGCCGCACTCTGTTCCTCTGTACTTCCAAGGGCAAAACTCCTCAATAGTTCTTCGCGGCAAACTTACGTTGACCAAATCAATCTTTGGTGCAAGCTCAAATTCAACAAATTGCTGGTTCTCGCCCGAAACTCGATCGATATACCAAGTCTCTACAATCTTGGCATTATCATCTGCTGTGTCGTTAAAGGTTTGCATTATCAAAGAATCGCCGCCTTCTGTAGTCAAGGCGTCGGCAACATCTGACTCAACCGCAAAAGGCACTTCCTGATTAAAGTTAGTCGTATCAATAAATTTAGCAAACGTGCGAATCCTTTGGACCTTTGCGCCCAAAGGGTTATACGTCAACATTAAAGTTGTGATTGCATTGTTTACGTTTGCAACCTTTAGCGTTGGGCGAGGTAATGTTCCTCTCCCTGAAAACTCAAACCCATCAATCTCAACTGGTACAGCTGGGTACGCTTGGCCGCCAAATTTAATTTCTTCTGTTAGGCCATTTGTACCTGCGTGGTAATACAAAGTAATTGCGCTTCCTCCATTAATTTCTGGCGTTAGATACACCTCAAATAAATCGATAATCGCTGTTGGCGCAAGGCGAAGCAGTTCTTCAGCTAACGGTTCAAATGCCTCCCAAGTACACGTCCCATCTACTAACGTTTGCGTGATCTTGAACGGAAACGCAGGTTCTTGATTAGGGAATGTGGAGTAAGTGTCAAGGCTGTCTGTCGTTCCAGCAACAATGCACTTGAAGCCAAGCGTGTTGTCTTTTACGGGATTGGCACGGACTACGTCACCAACCGCATAAGCCTTTCCAGCTTCCCACTTATGTAAAGCGTAGGGATAAGCCATTAGACCTCAAATACCTGGACAAAAGTAGCGTTGATATTGAATAAATTTAGATATGGCATTGTCTTCGTCCAGCTTTGACAAATCCATTTATAAGTATTCGTATCGTCTGGTGGCGACCAGTTGAACGATTCAACGCCCTTGCGAGCTTCTAGAAAATCTTCAATTAAATTTGCATCAGTTGTTGTCCTATTCTGCCAAGTTAAGTCCCAAACTTTTGGATCCTGATTAATCCCAAAGCTTGCGCGTTGTGAATACCCTGATCCAAATTGAATTGATCGAATATTCGGTTGAGCTTTTTTTGATGCCCCGTAATCTGGAGCAATATCAGGGAAATTAGCCATTAGCTAAGAAGTCCTCCGGGTCGTTTTTGCTTAACCAGCTCAGCCTGCACAGCTGTACCAATTGCAGAGCCAAGAGCCTTAGCATTTGGCTGATCGCCTTGCACGTTAGATCCAGAAGCATCAACGTTCACAACTACGTTACCAACACCACCACCAGAAGATTCAACACCAAGCCTGCCATTTGCTCCACGACGCAAAGGCATGATTGCCTCGGTGCCAGCCTCACCCATCAAGCCGTAGTTGCCGACTCCGCCCTGTTTGTACTGGAATAAAGTTGGTTTTGTAACTAGACCACCCTTGGCGTAAGGGACAATTCCGTTCTTAGCTACTGCAAGGCCATTTGCTGCCATAGCGCCGACACCACCGGGAATTGTTGTAGGAGGAGTCATTCCTTTAGTTACAGCTCCTTTCGCTGCGCCAAGACCCAAGAAACTGCCTACTCCTGGAATAGCGGAAAGGGCTTGAAATAGGGCAGCCTTGGCAATCATTCGCGACAGGTCTTGCAATATCGACTTGGCCATATCAGCAAAACTTGCCTTGCCAGTAGTGACAAAATCAGCAAAAGCATCTCCAAAACTATTAACTGCTTGAATGCCAGCCTCACCCAATGCAGTATTGAGATCCATTGCTGACTCAAATACCTCTTTCAAACCATCCTTGAACTTGCCTAGAGGGCTTGAAGCTTCTTCAAGTGCAGCACGTACAGCCTCAAACTGTTCGGGGAATAGCTTGGTGAGTTCGAAGGCTTGCTGCCTGATCTCTGCTTGTCTACCTTCCTCTTCTGTTATCTCTCCTGTTACTAATTTAATCTGGCTGAGAGCAAGTGCTTTTTCTTGCTCTTTCTTGATCTTGTCTTCTGCTTGCTTCCTCTGTCTCTCCTCTAACGCAAAAATATCATTAGCAGCTTGTACGTTAATTTTATTGATTTCTACTCGTCGTTTTTGAGGAAGAAGTGACTTAGCCGCCTCTAGTGCAATTTTTTGCTGCGCTAATATGTCCTCTTTAGTTATCTCAACACCTTTTCTCTTTAAATTATTGGCGGCAATCAATGCATCTGCTTCTGGCTTTAATATGTCTTGCGTCCCTTTGCGGCCACTGCCGCCTTCGTCATCTTCTTCGGCAACAGGGTTGTACTTGAAAGGAGACTTAGGGTCTCTTTTTACAGGTGTAGTCAAACGTTCCAGAGCTTTATCGAATCCCGCGATTTCTTTTCTAAGTTCTACAATTCTATTCCTAACTTTGATAGGAGCCTCTTCTACGGTTTGCCCCTTGTAAAGAGATCCTAACTGATCTTCAAGTTCCTTCTCAGCGGTTGCTCTTAAAGATTTAGTTGAGGAAATTTTTGTTGCTCTTTCTTCATTTGAGAGACTTGCATATGTCTGTCCAGGCTTAAGCTTGGCAAGCTCTTGCAATTCTTTTTTTTGTCGCCCAAGGGCGTTGGTTACTGCAACAATGCCTGCAACAATGCCTGCAACTGCTAACGCTCCGCCAAACAATGGGTTTATAGCCATTGAAGCCGTCAGCGCACCAATTCCAGTGGCCGAACCCTTAGCAGCTATGCCTAAGAGTCCAAGCCCTGACGCTAAATTTGTAAGGGTACTAATTAAACCTGCGGCAGTAATTATGCCTACAAAGGTTCCTAAGCCTGCCAATGCTGGACCTAAATTGTTAGCCAAGCCAGACATTGCTTTGGCAATTACTTTTGCTGCCTTAACCATCGATGGCGTTATGTCTTGAATAAATTTTGTGAAAGTATCCTGCAACTCGGCTCCAGTCTCACCCAATGCCAAGCCAACAGACGCCCTCATTTCATCGAAAGCGACAGTAAGCCTTGTGCCAGCCTCAGCGTTTGAAGCGGCAATTTTTAGAGCGGTTCCAGAGTATTTAACGCCTAATTCTTCAATAAATGCCATTAACTCATTAAGACCAACCGTTCCTGCTTTTAAATTCTTTTGAAGCTCAGGCAAGGTCATCTTGTTGGCCTTAGCAAACAAAGTTACAGCACCAGGCAAACGTTCTCCAAGCTGCCCAGATAGCTCTTCTGCGCTGACCTTACCTTTTGAGAACACCTGCACCATGGCAGTAATCGCGCCTTTCACATCCTCGGTACTGCCACCAGTGGCTTTAATTGCCGCAGTTACGTTTTTAAATGTTGTCTCGGCATCTTGCAAAGGTCCGCCAGCCCCAGTTACAGCCGCAGTCAATCGAGTTACACCTCGGACTGCATCTTGCTGCGGAACGTTTAGAGAGCGTGTGACTTGAGCCGCGGTATCTAAAGCTGATGTGTAATTTTCTTGAGATCCAGCAACACCACGAAGAGCTATCTGAAGTTTTTGAATTTGCGCCGAATAATCAGCAGCAGCGCCAATAGATTTCCTAATACCACCAACTTGAGCGCCAATAGCAGCGCCAGCGAAAGCTCCCTGAACACCGCCAAAGGCACCTAGTGCGCCGCCGATCGCACCTTCAGGCCCACCAAAAATGCCGCCAGAAATAACGGCGCCAGCCACCTGTGTTGCCTGACGAGCCCCGCCACCACCTCTTTGACCTTGCGCCTTGCTTAATTGCTTTTCATACTTTCCAATGTCAGCTGTTAGCTCTTTGAACTCCTTGCTATTGATGTCTGCTTCTCTTCTTAATGCCCTTAATGCTGTAACTTGCCCTTCAATCGTGCTGATGCTTCTATTGCCTTGCTTTGCAAAGTCGTTTATTGATCTTCTTACTTTTTCAATAGAAGGAGCCGTCTTGCCTGTTATTACTTTTAAGTTTTTTATTGAATTGCCAATCTTGTCAATTATCTGCTGAGAGCCAGATCCCGCCTTAAAATCAAGCCTGATGGAAAGAGTGTCAATTGCCTTTGCCATCAGAGCGTTTCCGGAGTTCCTTTAGGGCTGCCGCCTCCATTATCTGGAGACGCTCAAGCATGTCTCTACGATCCTCCACATTGTAGAGGCCAAACAAGCCTTCGGAACCTAGCAGTACTTCATATTTCAATCCGACATATCCACTCATTGAAACCTGCCACTGGGTCTGCAGTCGCAGAAACATGATGACTGCATCCCAGTTTTCTTCCCAAACCTCAAAATCCGTAGACTCTGTCGGCTCCGGCTTTGGCAAAATCATTCCAAAAGCAGCTGCATCATCATTGGTGCTGTCCTCGACTTCTTTGCCGCCGGACGCCCAATAAATCGCAGCCTCTCTTAGTTTCCCGCTTCCGCTCCCTCGTAAGTTTTGGTGTAAGCCGCAAGGACAGCTTTCACCCAGTCGACATCGTCAGAGAACGATTCAAGCTCTTTACTGGAAAAAGGCACTTCTTTACCTTCCTCATCCTGGATGCCTTCCCAGCCAATCATCACTTTCTTCAATAACGGCAATCCTGACTCTTCCCCTAAAGACTCAAGTTCAGAAAGCTTTACTCGTTTGAATACAGCCGTAAACTCAAACTTGTCAAATTCGCCCGGACGATCTTCGCTTGGTTCTGTTACTTGTACGGGCCACTTAAAAGTTTTTACCTTTTTACGTACAAAAGCCATTGGGTAAGTGCATAAGCAGAATTAGCTTACACAAAAAAAGGGAGCCTGAAAAGGCTCCCTAAAACTCAACAGAGGCTTGATCAGGTGTAAACGATCTCTACCTCGTCGTTTCCAGCACTGCTAGGAATTGCTGTGAATGGAATTTCCAGCATTGCAATCCCATCAAGATCGCCATAAGAGACATCAGCAATGTCGCCTCGTGCAGAGTCAACCTTGACGATGTTTCCAGCACCGGTTCCATGCGTGAACTCAATGATCCCAAGCGTGTCAGCCAATGCTGTCGCGAAGTAGTCCTTAGTGGCAAGCGCAACAGCCTCAATGCTGAGGTTCCCACTCACGTTCCTGTTTGTGAGAAGAACTTCTCCAGTGCCGCCAACAAGTTCTCGATAGACAATTTCATTGCCGATATCAAGCGAATAAGTTGACAACTTGGCAGTAGTCAGCCCCATTACATTGAGACCAGTAGTGTTGCCTTGCTTAAAGATCAAAGGAGTTGCTTGATCCGCATAAGTAACGCTTGGCTGAGCACTGTCATCTGGTGGCACATAGATTCCAGTTAGCGTGAAATCAAGTGTTGGGATTTCGCCCACGTTTGCCGAAACAGTAAAAGTGCCCCGAGCACCAGTCACTTTGTGTCTGACACCATCAACGTTGTAGTGGACAGTGACTGAATCGAAACCTGTGCTGACAGGGGCGTAGGTGACGCTTGTTCCAGCCGCAACAGTCTCGCTAAAGCCACACGCTTTTAGAGCTTTGCCATACCTAGGAGCAGTCCCAGCCGTACCTGAACCGGCAAGCTCAACACTGAAGGTGCATTCAACACGAGTATTAGCTAGTAACTGCTCAGAAGCTCCTAAATAAGGACGAATCAAGTCACGGCTAACAATGTCACTCTGTTGAGGCACAATGTTCAAATCGCGAACAAGGACAGCGTCAGCCCCCGTCGGAGTCGGATCCGTCCCGTAAGTCGACTCCTCCTCGATCAGAATCAGACGTTTGCGGAGTAGCAGTGCCATCGGATTTTTCCTTTGATGGGGTTTGTGGTTGCGTGCGTCTAATCAAAGTACGAACGCCTGTTTCAGGGTCAAGAAGGTAACTGCCACCTTGACCACTGTGTTCATCTGCCATGGTAAATGGAGAGAGTGGTTAGGTTTTAGCCTAGTCCGAAAGGACTACTGACTTAAATCAGCAACTTCAGTGCGGTAACGAATCTCAAATTCGCAGAAAATAATTCCAGCTGGCTGGTCGGCTTCTAAAAGCTGAAAACTTGTTTGAGCAGGTTGAACATCAATCGCATAGCCGCCCAAAGTCAGGTCAGCCATCATCTTGCTGTGAAGAGATTCAATCGTGTCATCTGCCGCTTGATCTGGAACCGTACCTCTCTCAATTACCGCAATTCTTACGCGAAGAGTCCAATCCAGAGTGGGTAAGCTGGTGTTCTGGACTGGGGTGTCAGAAACAGGCTCAATAATGATCGCTGGAGACTCCCCCCTAGTCATAGGCTCAACACGGCTTCTGTAAATCCTGGTGCCTACTCCAGTCGTGTTAGCTAGTGCCGTCTCGATGGCAGCAAGGATGTTTTCGCGTTTTGTTGTCATCGAATTAATCCTTCATCAGCATCACACGCATAATCTTGCCATCGTCAAGCAGCATTTGCTCACGCACCGTATAAGCAACACCCTCAACAGTCATCGCGTCCCCTCTTGAGACGGCTGAAAAGTCAGAAGTCTTGACCACAACTGCATAATCAGTGGTCAGTACAACTCCATCAGCAATGATTTCGTTAGGCGATTCAAAGTAGCCAACACTTGTTGTTGATCCTTGAACGACTGGAACCGTAAACCCAGGCGTATCGAAGAAAGCGTCTAAATCTTCGGTGAACTCAAGTGCCATAAAAAAAGACCCCCGGTAATCCGGGGGTTATGAAACAAATCAGCCGTACTTAGGAGAGGCAAGACCCAAAACGCTGACTGCGCCTGCGCCTGTGCCACCCGCGACTGTCACGACACATTTGATGAATCGCTTGGTCTCGTCGCTGTTAACAACAAGCTGTTCAACTAGCGCAGTATTTGCACCAGTCGTTGTGAATGCAGCGCCAGAAACGTCGGTATAAGTACCGTCAGTAGCGTCTGATTCAGTCAGCTTTACCGCGTAGGTAACGCTGCCGCCGCCTGCTTCAGCGTCAAGACTGAGAGCGATATCACCCTCATAGTCCTCTAAATCAACTGCAGAACCAGTCTTGGTTGCTGTAGTTACGTCATTCGCGATGAATGTGAGCAGAGTTGTGGCCCTGCGAGTGTTGCCGATGCTCATTCTTTAGTCCTCTTGCGAGTAGTGGTCTTTGGCTTAGCAGCCTTCTCTTCAGAAGACGCTTCTTTAGCAACAGGCTTTGCCTCACAAGCTTCAGCTTCTCCCTTGAACTCGACAGCTTTGCCGAGGTTGATCAAAGTTGCAGCTTGCTGGTATTCAACCTCCAAAATGGAGCCCGCCGAAACGGACTCCCCGGAGATCATTACCTGTCTCAGAATTTCAATCTTCATGAGTCAGAAACGATTGAACAAG